GCCGTCGTTGTAGGCCAACGCCCCTGTGCTAAGAGACGTCATAATCATCCACTCGATTCGGTTATCGAGACGACGACGACGTTCAGCTGTATCTGCAGCAATTCGGCCCGGAAGATCATTGGCGTCGCCCTGAAGAGTATTAGGCAAGCCGTAGGGGCCAAGCTGTTCTGCAACTACCTGAAGATCACGGAAACGCTGAACATCAGCAGCATCATAGTGATCCTTGAGTCGCCAATCAATCAGGGACGCACGCCCCTGGCCGGCGAGCTGGCTGTCTTTCTGTGCCAGTTCCGACTCGGCAGCTTCAGCGATAGCCGGGGCCATTCCGGTTGTCAGGCCCTTGACGTAGTTGAAGATGTAGTCGTCAGACGGCACCTCGTAAAAGGGGAACAGGTCAAGGCCGATGTGATCCTCGGGCTTAACAATCTCCCTAATTACGCCAAGTGAAACCTCTTTGCGCATCAGCCGATCAAGAGGCTGAGGCACAACAAACTCGCCACTTGGGCCACGCTTAGGCTTCGTAAAGCCTACGAAATTTGGAATAGCCACTTTCACTCTCCTTACGAGAACAGAATGTCGAGGTTCTTCTTGCTACGAAGAGCGTCGGCCACGGCGTTCGTCAAAGGCACACGAACTCCAAGGTTGTTCCGAATTGTGCACCAAGCCTGAACCAAGTACCCGCGAACAAGGATGCCAGCTTCAACATCGCGATCCATAAGCTCTGCAGCGAAATAATCCTTGCAAATACCGCAAAGTTGGTTCAGATCGCTTCGTCCATCAGTAAACGGCGTAGTGCCGTCAGCCTGAAATGTCTGGTAAGGAACAATCTTACCCTGATGAGTTCCAGAAGAAAGGACGGCCATAACCTCGCCCTCTTGGAGAACCTTCTGCGTAAAGCCGTCAATCACTTCAGTAGGATACGCAAGGTAACTAACAGTCTTTGGAAGAGACGTGTAGCTGCCAGGCTGTGCGCTGCGAAGAATCTGACGCTTGCCAACTGGAGTATAAGTAGTTACACCGCTAACAAAATTAGCCATTACTTAATTCCTTTACTTAGAGGGAGAACGCCGGATCAAGCTGCTTAAGTTCCGTATAGGACTTCAGCTTCTCGATGCTTGCAGCTGGCATACCCGCTAGCTGATGATTATGAATAATTGCCACCAGCGTATCCTTGCGACTCATTGCCGCTTCAGAACCCTGCGCCTCCGGAACGCTAGTGCTAAATCCAGCACCCTGAGGATTAGTAAGCGTCATCGCTGGTGCCGCATCTTGCAACTTCTTCCAAGCTTCAAACCCGGCATCATCAAGACTCTTTGCATAAGAAATATACGACTCTTCCTGTGGTGCAGGAATCTTATTATCCTTAACAAGAAGCTTCACATAATTGACACGAGCGGCTTCGAGGGACTCGGTACGAAATTGAACAAGCGCAGCATTCTGAGATTCAAGCTGTGTAATATGAGCCTGAACAGCAGCATGATCAGTGGTCGCCTTGCCGGCGATGCTAAAAGACGTAGGAGGCACTTCATCATCCTTCTTTGTAGGCGGTGGCGGTGGAGGAGTAATACTAATACTGTGATTCGCAGGTGGAACGAGGGTAGTCTGATGTACAGGCTGGGTCATACTCTCCTCCAGTATCAAACTTACATTTGCCGGGTCTGCCTTAGAAAGTTGAACTTTGAGACCCTCTACTGCGGGAATGTCTACATAAGCCACTCCCATAATGGTGGGATAATACTCCGCATTTGTATTTGTAATATACGGGCTAATCTCCGCTGAGAGATTTCGCCACAGACCTGAACCTACACCTTTAATTGCATCATCATGCAGCAATTCAAAGTCGGCCAAAAGATATTCATACTCATTGCCATCTGTAGGATTTTTTGCAAGTGTAGATTGCAAGTTTGAAAGGTAACCCATAAGCTCGTCCATAGGATTTCGAGCCGGATCAGAAAAAATCCCACCCCAATCCCGATGATGCTTACGAATGGGTACATCAGAAAAAATGCCCCTTGAAAACAGCAATGTAAAATTGTCAACCATCTGATGGATATGCAGAGGATCCCACTCATGCACAAAACCATTACTGTCAGCAAATGTACCGCTACGAAAAATCGGCACACGCTCTAGCATGAGTCGATTCTTGCCATCATCGCCAGTTTTTTCAAAAGTCTTTTGAGCACCGCCAAGATTACCGACAAAGACGACATTACGTCGCATATCAGGCGTTAGCGTTGTACTACTCATAATGCATCATACCTTATATCTATTAGTTTTCATTGTCCAGCAATACAACGGGATCGGGTTTTTTATCTACCAGTGGTTTCGGTATAGCCCGCTCTTGAGCGGTGAGTTTTCTATTAATGACATTTATCTTCCACCAACGGCCGCATATCCTACACATAATACTTATAGGATCAGTAGTGTATATTTCTGCGTATATTCTTTTAGCTTTATACACTCTCACATGAACATATGCGTCGCCATTCTCGTCCCTACCGTAGACTGCAAGAAGAGGGTGCGGCTGACTAGAGTTTACAGTACATACACATCGTAAATGATGGATAGTGACCGGCTCTGGGCGCATATAGTTTCCTTAGAACATTGCAAAAAACTGTCCGGGGTTAGGTCCGGCTCCACCTCCAGCAGAAACGGGAAGAAGGGCGCCAAGCCACACAACTGATTCGGTAGCATTAACAAACGACTGTCCCGATGGAGTAGCGGTTCCAGCTGCCGGCTGAGGATCATCGGCTACAGCTAATCCTGCACCTTGGTTTATGTCAGCTCGTTCTGTAAATCCAGTTGGTGTACCAATGGTGCCACCGTTGTAAGACGCTGGAATCCACAACCAAGTTCTATCAATGCCGGTGGTAGTATCAGATACAGAAGGGACACTGCCGTCAGTACCTGTAGTCTTTGTCGCAAAGTTAGTAACGTCCCAGAAATTAGTACCTGTTTCAATTACACCAGAATAGCGTAGAGCCACTCCGGTTCTCCATACAGTGGTCGGAGTTCCAGAAATAACAAAGTTATATGTGCCACTATCAGCGCCACTAGCACGCTTAGCGTAAATATGCAGAGAATGATCTTGCCCGGTGCCAGTAATAGATACTGGAGAATCTGGAGCCTCTACAAAACCTGAAGGTATTGTAGTAACAGTATTTGGACCCTCTACATAGAGTGGAATCACAATCACATCTTTATTGGCTACACCAGATGGCACTGCTATATTTGCCGTAGTGGATTGACCGCCGGTAAGTGCTGCGCCAACTGATTCAAACTTTGGAGCCAATGAAATAACTGGCACAGCATAAGCAACAACAACACGCTGATTATCTGATGCAAAGTTACCAGATCCACTGTAACCAGTTTCTGAAAAAGTAGGAGTAATGTTACTAGCTGTAATATTGATCGCGTGCATGGTGTAAAGCCAGTGCCCGTCAGCTGATGGGCTGCCACCAAGCGGAGTATCTGAATCTACATCTTCTACCCAAGGTGAAGAACAAGTAGCACTCGCGGCTCCAGCACTGCTAGTATGACCAACGCCAAATGCTGCAATAACTACTTGTTCAGTACCAGGAAGTCCCGGAAGATTTGGAAAAGTAACACTACCTGAACCGTTTGCAGAAGTACCTGTAGTATAAACAGTTCCAGCAGGAAATTCTATACACTCCCAAGGACAAGGATAATTGGAACCATTGTGATCAACAGTAATACTAGATCTGTTATCAGGCGAACTAGTTGCATCTGCTTCAAACAAAGCTAGTTCTGCTGAATTAACAGGGCTAAATCTTTCTACCCATCCACCCGCTAATACGGCATGAGTTACAGCGCCACCAATAATAAAAACTAACTTAGACCCTACCGCTGCGGTGAATCCAAAGTTTATAGTCTCCGATGCAGCATTTGTGCGTGATACACCAGAATTACGATTAAGCCAGGGCGGCTCTGTTACTGGACCAGAAGGAGGAGGTGTTATATAGGGATTAAACGCAAGGGTAATAGAAGCATACTCATCACCAGCACTTGGTGTGATATTCGTAGACGCAACTGCAGCACCAGCGGTTGTAAGATTATCACGAGTACCTAGCCACTTGCCCTGGTTAGTATTAGAAGTAGTTCGCTGTGTCCAACCTGTAGGTGTTGTATAAGTACCAGTAGCATCTTTAGTTACACAAGATACAACCATACAGTCATTATTGGTAATATCCGCTGCAAGTAAACTCGCAAGAACATGCGGAGTAATTGTATTACCAGAATTGAATGTAGACCCAAAAGCGTCCAACGGAGAGGTTGGATCAACGCCTCTTAAAACAAGAGCGCATACGTTACCCGTTTGCGCTACACTGAATAGATTAGTCGCAGTGTAAGTAAGTGTATTAGCGGAATCTTCTCCAGATGTGACTTGATGATAGATTGCACACATCTCATGTGAATCTGTTTCCACATCTGTAGTTGATCCTAAAGGATTAACCCATCCTGATACTGCCGCAAGAGTAACTGTGATTCCAGTAGAAGACGGAAACATCACAATTACATCATTGACTTGTGGATCATAAGATGAAAAAGTTACAGAGGGACTCCGACTCGCGCTAATTGCAGCATTTGCCGTAGCCTCAACTGTAATAGCCATAAGTTACACAAATTCCAACCTAGTAATATCACCACGAGTTCTAATACTTTGAGGCATTTGATTAAAAGTCAAAGATATATTTGTAGTAAAAGTATCAGTTAATATTGCTACTACTCCATCGCCAGCAAGTTCTACACAAAATCCATTCGGTCCATTCTGGAGACGCTGCTGCTTATTGCCTTGGTGTTCTGCTGCGTCAGCTTGACGATAATATACAGTAATAGACTTGCCGCGATTTCCCTGTATACTCATCTGACCAATATTAATAGACATTTTTCTCCTAATATCCCGCAGCGTCAACAGCCATGCAAATCCATTTAGCTGCAGTAGAATCGTATACTAAGCCAACTCTGTGCGTCTTGTTCACAACAGTCGTCGCCAGTAAAGTTGCAACCCCTGATGAAATAAAGCTCGCGCCCCATGTAATTGTTCTAGCCGTACCATTGTCTTTTATACGAATCATGAGCTTCTGGCCATTAACTGGAGTACCAGTTAAGTTAGTTGTCATAGAAGTAATTGCAGCCGCTAAAGCTGTAATCGTAAATTCATCTGTAGTATCTGTATTAATAGAAGGCGTAGCAGATGAAGCTGTAGTATTCGTTCTAGGAAAGGCTTGCCAAGTAGCCGTTCCAGAACCATCTGCAGAAACAAGATACTTCCCTACAGCTGGCGAACCATTTGCCAATACTACTGTTCCAGCAATATACAGTGACTGAGCAAACCCTCCGTCTAGGAATGCCTTGTATCCAAAAATATCCTCAGCGCCAGACTTATGAATCCAGCCTGGTTCAGCTGGTATTGAAGTTCCAGTATCCGCCCACACATGAGAAAAAGCTGCCATGTCGTCTGTATTACCGTTGGGTAAATAGCTCTCAAAGAATGCATACTGTCCAGCATATGTATTCACACGAGAATCTGTTACAGTCTTACGCTGACCACTTGGCAAATCAAACTTAATCGTAGTGCCATTAATCCAGGCCCGCATTTCATATTCAGTTTCACTGTCCACAGTGAGAGCTGTAGAGTAAGTACCAGAATCTAGAACCACTTCGCCAACACCGGCGGTCCATACTGAAATAGCCCAAGAAGTTGCAGTAGTTCTAAAATGACAAGACATATTAGTATTGACGCCAGAACTAATATCAATAGCCTGAGCTGTAATTCCTATTGCAGCAGTTCCGCCATTCGTTCTGGTCGCCGTACCTGGACGGAGTGAAAATCTCGCACCAATTCTGGTTACAGTTGCACCTAATGCCGGAGAACGATAATAACTGGCTCGTACGCCAGAACCAGAGGCAATCAGTCTACCGGAAGAGATATTAGGCGCAACCCCGCCGGGGGCAGAAGAAGCTGCCTGTTCTGTATCAAAAGCAGATGGCGCTGAACCATCTGAAACATTTCCAAACCACGAATATAATACAGGATAAGGTTTTGGATCAGCTCGTGCTGATTTATTTAACCCAACAAGAGATGCCACCTTCGCTAGGGTGTCGCTAGCGGGTAGTTCTCTCATTGCCCCACTGATAACAACCAGTGGATTACGAAGTGCCATCAGGCCAGAACAATAGGCGGCTGCGACTGAAAGTTAAGTGCTGTAGCAGCCGTAGCAAAGCCAACTCGCTGGACAACGTTTCCAGTGCCAGAAGGTGGAGTACCTGTAGCTGTGCCAGGAGTGGTAGAAAGATACTGAACACCCGGAGTCAAGCCGCTAACGCCTGTATCGGTCCCCTCGAAATATACAGTAGCATTGGCACTGCTTGAAACTGCAGCTAGCACAAATCCATGAGCTTCCTTGCCCGCAACGGTAGCATCAGCCTTGCGAACCTTTGCGCCAGTAGAGTTCCAAACATTTACAAGATCGCCGGCGCTAAGTGCCTCGGACGCTGTAATTGTTGCAGTATCAGCACCAATTCCAACAGGCATCATAGAGTTATCCATCCGGCCATTGGCGTCTAGAGCTGGGATCTTTCCAGCGTCACCCGCTCCTGCAGATGACTGTATGGCAGCTTTTTCAGTCGTTGTTCCAGCGTTATTGTATAGATATTTGTCACCAGGCATTTCTTATCCTTTCTAAACTAAAACAATTGCGGGCTGTGCATCAAAGTTTATTTTAGTAGGAGAAGCTACTGTAGCTATCTGTCTCGCAAATATAGCTCCTCCCGGAATGGACTGGCTTAGCAATCCATTGTCTGCAAGAAATAAAGGCAACCCTATAGTCCAATTCCACGTTGGCTCTTCGACAATTCCTTTAGTTACAAAGGTTCCAAGAACCCCCGCACTCCATGCGCCCGTCGTCATCCAGAGTGGCCTGTTTACATCACTAGCATTCATACAAGATGCATAATTAACTGTACCATCATCTTCTACTGTAACTACTCTATGACCTGATAAAATCTGCGCTGTTGTTCCTGTTGCAGATAATATCTCTATGGTTCCAGCTCCACCGGGCAACGCAACCGGCTCGGAGTCATACGGACCATCTGGCCCCTCGAAAGTAAGTATTAAGTATCCAGCCTGATTTCTAGCTGAAATAACACTATGTCCACGAGGACCAGACTGAATAATTACAGTAGGCGTACCTCCAACTGTAGGAATTGCTGCAAGATTAATTTCTCCATCTGGAATAGCATTAAAGAGAATAGGATTAATCGTTACAGGAGTAAGATCATAAAAGAAATTAACAAATGAAGCTTTCCATTGTAGAGTTTCTATATTTGTATCAGGCAAGGTAGGGGCTGGAATCTTAACCCAAGTATTACCTTCGTAATGAATCCTACCGTCAATCTTAACTTCAGCAGTAATAGGCGTAATGGCAAGTAGCTCTAAATCTCCAGCATTATCATGCTGAATAAGTTCTCCAGGAGGTATAACTGGTTCAAATAAAATATCACCAATAAGCGGCCGATGATCCGGAAAGTCATCTGGATCATCGGTATCTGGAACTAATGCATGAAGATTTGCAGTTATCTTACAATATTGCATTGCCACGATGTTCTCCTATATCGCTGCAATATTAATTTCCCCATCGGGAACTGCGACAAAAGTCATAGGATTTACTACAATTGGAGTATCAATATACTTTATATCCTTAAAGGTTACTTTCCACTCTAGATTCTCTATATTTGTATCATCTAAAGTAGGAGCTGCAAGTTTTACCCAAGGGTTACCCTCGTAATGTATCTGTCCATCTATTGAAAGTTGTACAGTAACTGGAACTATCGCAAGCAACTCCATAGTTCCAGCGTTATCATGCTTAATCAACTGACCTTGTGGAATATTTGGCTCGAACAGAATACTTCCAGTCATTGGAATGCGATCAGGTTCATCTCCTGGGTCGCTAGTATCGCCCACTAAGGCCCAAAGGTTAATTGATACTTTACAATACGGAACAGCCATTATACACCCACCGGCTCATACATCTTGTCAGATTCAGCTTGGATAATCTTTTCAGCGTACTTAATAAATTCGTCCGCCTTGCCAAAGTCTGCATCTCTGGCATCCTTGAGCGTAGCAATCACGCTCCTGTTAAACGTATCCACAGCCTCTACAGCCGCCGGGTGCCCATTGCTTTGCAGTTCCGACGTTAGTTGTTTGCGGAATCCTAAAGCAGGAATCCATTCATCTAGAGACTTTCTATTATACGCACGAGTAATCTGATCAGCAATACGCTGAGAAATCTGTTTAGTGGTGCTACCGGGCTTTATGCCTTCAGAATCTTTGAGCTTCTGTGGCCGGCCGATGCGGTCATCCTTAGCTGGATCGTTAGGATCGCCTTCCGGATTTTCCGGATCTTCTACAATTTGCTGGATTTCTGTAAGCTGCAATCCAAGGTGCTGACCCAACTCATCATAGTCGGGCTTAACCTTATCATTCTGAATAAGAGTCTGAATAATCCCACGCAGAGTTTCTGCATCAGCTGCACCTAGCTTCCGGAATTTGATACGGGGGACTTTGACATTCTTTCCAAAGTTGAACTGCGCCATTGGCCGCAGAATGTACTTGTTGATATATTCTGACCAATCACCCGCCACAGCGTTGAGCATCCACAGGTACACTTGAGTGTGAGCGATCCCTTGGTTAAATCCACCTGCATCTGCTGTCCGCAGCAACAAAAGGGGAGTAAAAAGTGCAAGACTCATCTCCTCGTCTAGGCGAGTGAGATACCTCTCGAAATCCGCTCCTCGCATTTGAGATTCCAGATATTCGATCTGGTAGTCGTACACAGGCTCGTCAGTAAGGCCTTCTTTGCTACGCGAGTTTGGCAGAATAGCAACAGACCTGTTGCGAATATTACGCAACATATTAGCCATCAAGTCATAACCGTAGACTGTTTGATCGCCAACCTTGATTTTATCATTATAAGGTGCACGACCAACCGGGACAGGCTCGCCAAAGCGTTCAAAATACTTGTTCTGATACAGATGTATCAGAGAACTAAAGAACCACGGCTGGAATGCAGTTCTAAGTAATTTACGACCCTGGTAACAGCCGTTCTCCATGAACACTGGATACCAAAGCGAATTTTCTACTGGAATATAGTGCATAGTTCCGCGCTTGCGGATGCCATCAAAGATAGGAACCTTCGGAGCCTTAATATTATCTCTATTAAGCACCGAATCTACATACTTGAATTTAACTTCGCACTCGTCGGGAACAAGATCCTTAATCTTGTTCAACCGTAGCTTACCTTCAACTTCGTCATTTTCCCACTCAAGCGCATTAGCTGAATAACCAAAAACAAATGCTGACGAAAGAGCTCTAACGAGACGAGTCCAAATCAATTCTAGATTATAAGCACACCAAGTTCGTACTTTCTGGTCACCATCTATTAGCTTCCAGTCTAATTGGTGCAACATAAAAGTAAGAACATTTACGCTAGAGCCAATTTGGTAATGCTCTCGCATAATACGAAAATCGGCAAACGTAAGACGTGATGTATCAAATCCAAGAACGCCACCACCTGGAAGGTGAAGAAAATCCTTAGAAAGTCCACCCCAGTCACCAAAAGCATCACCGATTACAGGCTTAGGATTTGGTGGCCTACCCTTCTTTTTTGCAGCAAATTCTTCTTGGTTATGCACATAAAGACCGGCAGGGCTACCGTCCGGTCCGAGCAAGGTAGTCAAATTTTCTCCTAAGTGGCGAGGGATTGCACTGGTGCAAAACGACGCTCTGGAACAATCGCACTCTATCCCATAGGAGAAACGGTGTCTAGCAATAGGCTCTACTAGTTACCATGTAATATCTTTTGGCGCAGGATAACCTAATGCTCCATTACCCCTTGTTAGTAGATTAAAGTCAACAGTAGGAATGTTGGCTTCTTTAAGATACTTAGCTTGATTTTTAGCAAATTCCTCAAACGATACTGGATGAACTATTCCAGAATCTTCTTCTAGTCCTCTATTAAGTAACTCGTTAATTTTATCAAAATCTACTTCACGTTCCTTGACTATAAACTCTACGTCCTCAACTGTTCTAGCTTCATTTGTATACTTACTACTGTTAATTAGAACATGCACTACCCCGGCCATCGCATCGGCTACATCTTTACTACCGTCTTTGGGATGGTCGATCTTTGTTCCTACATCTTGTAGTTCAGACAACTCTTTATAAGCAATATTAACCTCTGTTGTGTCAGCTATACGGTATTGAACCATATAACGAGGGTGGAGGCACCGTCGGCCATTAATTGTTTCACGGAGATCTTCATAGGGCGCTTTAAGTTTATCAACAGAAAGATGATCAGCTTTAACATGATTTTTCCTTAACATCTGAACCATATCAACTGACTGGTATCCATCCATCGTAACGAGGTCAATATCGAATCCAAACTCATCACGAAGTCTGTATATAAGGTGTCTCACCTCATCTAGGTCAACCTGGAATCCAGGCTTAACCTTTATTCTAACAAGTAGATCAAAGACAACTAGAGGTCGCTCTTGATTGTACCTAATAATCTTTTCCGGTATATGGCCCATCGCAATACCGACAGCATCTCCGCCGCCAGCAGTCGCAGTATCGATATGCAGAACCCGCTTAAATTCACCGTTAAGTAACCCAAGATTAAACCAACTCGGTAAAATAAGCTTACTGATATCAGTGACATTGCCAGGAAGAGGAGGTTCTGTGATGTTAAAGCGATCATGCCACTTATCCTGACAGTCTAGGATGCGGTCAGTTTGTGAAATAAAAGGATCTTCAACTTCAGGCGGAATGCCGGCAAGTGTAGACAAAGCCTTAACTGGATCATTCTCAAATGACCGTATATAAGCCATCGGAACTTCAATTAAACTCTTGTTCATGACTAGCTTTGCAGCTTCCTTGGAAAGGATTCTGCGATGCCGCTGGTCATAATAAAAGCTATCTCGTTCAGCTGTTTCTACTCCGCGATCTACGTCATTTGGATCTTTAGTAAAGTTATGCCAACCGAACGATTCCCAGATAGTCATGCGATAAGCTGTAGCATCTGGATCTTTCTCGAACTCATTAAATTTAGTAAGAATAAATCCAGATCGAGACTTGGCCTGTCCAATGACAATAATCAAGCCTCTATGCTTCTTAGCTTTAAAGTCCATGAACCGAGATTCAATTCGAGACTCAATAGTATTGAATCCATCGATCGCGTAGGACTTTTCTTCTGTTACCTTGTGTGAATCACCTTCGTCTATAATACCCGCTAAGATATCATAACCTTCAAAAGATGTATCTAAACTCGTACCAGGCACTAGCCAAATCTGTCCCTGAAAACGCATCTGGCGTTGCATCTTTTTGTTTTCTTCTTGGATAGGAGCATATCGCTGAAACCAATCAGAATTGTTGATACGACCCTTAACCTTCTGAAAAATAACTTCTTTAGCCTGATTGGCGCTGGTGCTCATCATCATAAACCCAATAATAGAGTCTTCAGACAGTCCGAAGAATATTCTAGGATTATTGAGACACTTTACCCAATGCACCATATAAGCCAAAGATATAGCAGCATAGGTAGACTTACCAATGCCAATTGCACCTGTCATCACCGCTCTTCGAACTGGCGAAATACAGTGATTATCTACTTCTTCGCCAAACGTTTCAACGAGCGCTTCCATTACGCCTGGTCGAATAGTACGCTCATTCATATAACCTCGTCCGCAGAATTCTCTAATATTTGCTGGACGAAGATTAAAATCTGGATTAGCTATAAGCCACTTAGCTTCTTCTATTTCAGACAGAGCCATCGGGTACCACTTCGGCCTCTATAGCCTTTTGTGAATACTTCTCT